CCGAGTGCTGTTGCTGTGCCGATCGTTGCTACTGCAGTCTGTGCTACAGTTTTGACTGCTCTGATTCCTGCTTTCTTCATCCATTTTTTGGTATCTACCGATACTTTAAATACGCAATTTTCAAACATAATTATTCCTCTCTTTCATGTTGTGGTTCTGTCGGTAATGCCATGAGTGCATTATACATTTGCGTACCTACACCATTTCCTTTCAGTGTGTGGTATTGCTTATACTCATCTTCTAGTGACTGCTTGACGTACAACGGGCAGTACTCGTAATCATCATGATACTTGTTGTAGAGCCTTATTAAATCCGCTCTTAGTAGTGCACGTATTCCTTTACGCATAGCTATCACTTGATAATATATGTATGCAATAGCTGATACCACGAACGAGAGTAATGCCCAATTTTCTGATAAAAACTTGATCATATGTGTCCTTTCCTTATTTTCATGGTATAAAAATAAGACCCGTTAAGGTCCTGCTCTGATTCTCATCGTATCGCCTCCGTATCGTCGGTATCGTTGTATTTTCTACACTGATACTCCAACACATCTAGTTCTTCATCGATTTGGTCCATTGTTTTTGTGCCAGTACCGTTGATATACATCTTTAAATCATAGATTACTGACCATAGTTTTGATATGATCCGCAACATTACATTTTCTCCAGATAGTTTGTATCTTGAATGGATTCCGGAATACCTGTACCGACTCCAACATAGGTATCTTTTCCGTCTGTGTAGAAGAAGTATTCTCTTACCATCATCCCCGGCTGCCATTCAATCGGGTTCTTCTGCGTGCCTTCTGCGTTTTTATCTTCTACCAACTCATAATTAAAGTTGCCATCTGTATAGATCGGTTTCCATTTGCATCCGAGTTTTTCTGGATTCTGGTTCATTTTTTCGCCCAGCTTCTCAATTGCTTTTCTATAGGCATCCAGTTCTTTGGCTAGGTACAAAATGATCTCTGTCGGCAACTTCGTAGCGTCTGCATTTATGTCGATACGATATTCCTCGTACTCATATCCACCGTCTATAGCTTTTACACCGAATGGAAAATAGAATGTGTTTTCGTCCTGATGTGCAAGCGGAGCGTCGGTGCTGGTACAATTAGATATGTAATAGCCATTTTCAATTGTCATTTTCTTTTCTTCCTTTCATTATTTTTTCTTAGATTCTGCATATTCTTATGGTAATAGTTTAGGCTGGATTTATCTGTTGCATGTGATGCATGTTGTTCCCATGATCTTTGAAATCTTTCCAGTGCATCCAGCGTTAATTCTCCGGTTAGCACCTTTTTGTATAACCGGTTAAATTTTCGCCTATGCTCACGTTTCTTTTCATTGATCAGATGAATCTTAATTCCCCGATTAGATGCCCAGTAGTGGAATCCAGTGAATTTTATTCCATTTTTGAGTGGAATAATCTGGCTTTTTGGATTCAGCTCCAGATGCAATGTACCCAGATATTCTCTTATTGCTTGTTCGCAGTATTTTAAATAAATCTTACTTGGATGTATGAGGTAGAAATCATCTGCGTATCTTCCGTAATACTCTATTCCCAATTCTCCGGTTATAAATTTGTCTAATCCGTCCAAGTATAGATTCGACACAAACGTATTGATCTGATTTCCCAGCGCAAGCCCAACTGTACCATCAGTACTGTCAATGAACCGGTCAATCAGCCAGTGGGTGCTTTGTGGCATGTAGTACTCCATGATATCTTTTGCCATCTCGTGATTTATATTGTAATAATATTTATGGATATCTCCACGGTACACATATCCATTATTTCCATAAACGGAATGGAACTCTTTCATATTTTCTATTATTCGTTTTCTGGCCATTCCCGTTCCTTTTCCTTCCTGCCCAGAGTAATTATCTTTTATGCAGATGTCTGGCATGAGAGGCTTTATAACATTGTCGCACAATACATGCTGTACTACTTTGTCCCGGAATTTACATGCCTGTATTTTTCTTCTTTTCGGTTTTGTTACCTCAAATTCCGTATAACCAGATACCTGATAAGTTTTATCTCTTAGTTCGTTCTGCAAATCCATCAGATTTGTAAATACGTCTTCTTCGAAAATTATCGAGGATATAGTATAACTCCTTCTGTTCTTGCTTGTTTTGAAAGCCTTATACATTACATTCATATCTTCAATTATTTCTTCAAATTCCATTATTTTATCCTTTCGGAAGGGATACATGCTCTTTTGGTTGATGATGCACTGCTTTCCTTTCGTACTCGTTCTCACATTTCATCAAAACGGGCGGAGCGCATTGTTGTTGTTCGCGTTGTTGTTCGTCATGGAGCCGCCAGAGTTCACGATGCGCACGCAAATTCAGCATGTAACCCGTCTCTTATTATCTTTTTTGTGCTTTTTCAGTTGCTGCTTTCCAGTTTATAAGCTGATCTTGTATTTTTTTGACCATCTCTGCCCAATATGACATACTACACTCAGGATGTAATACATCATAGATTTGGCGTAGGTAGAATTTCAGTTTTCTGCAGGCTTTGATAGCTTCTTCCTGATGCTCTATTCTTTTTTCGTTCCGGCTATAATTAGCATCTGATATGTTGTCGTAAATATCCATTGATAAATTCAGTATTTTATCTACCAACGTGTATCTATACTTTTTAGGAAAGTTATTTAGGTTTTGCGTAACTCTGAGCGTATGATTGAATAATTTCCCCGCGTCCACCATGACTGGTATTTCTTTGTTTTTCATTTTCTCTTTTCCTCTACTCTACCGGATTGCGAGTGGTATCGTCTGGAAAGTAATATGCATTGTCGCTTTCGCTCCACTGCACATAAGTAGAAGTGGGAAGTAGGCAAAACGGGCGGAGCGCATAGTTGCTGCCCGCGCTGTTGCTCGCCATGGAGCCGCCAGAGAACACGATGCGCACGGAGTTAGCGGATGTCGTGCCGTTAATCGTGCGGAGCCAGTAGTTGCTCTGGTATGCGCGGGACGCATTATCTATGAACGCCTCATATATGTGATCATCTTCTAATGGTTGGACTACTTCCAGCCCCATCGCATATGAGCTTGCAAGCCATATCTTGTCCTGCATCGTCTCGCTTCCTCCGCCGTCCAGCGCATCTCTTATGCATGTGTTGGTTTTAACAACTATAATGGCCTTTTCATAATCCGTAAAATCTTTTTGAAATGCATCCATGTTTGCATAAGGTGGCTTTACATCGTATGCATGCTGTGCTTCGTACCATTCGTTTTTTGCGCCGTCTGAATTCAGGAACTGGCGGGCGTTTGAATACAGCCATCGATTGTTTCCATTACTTTTTCTTGCACTGGCCGGATTCGGGTTGTCCGATGCATTTTCCTGAGCATCAAATGGACCTGATACCGGATACTGATCAGCAGCTACCGTTACATATCCTTTTCCTTTGTCCAGTGTATCTACGATTTTCCAGGTGTAATCACTGTTGCCGTGCCTTCCAAACTTTATCACGTCTCCTACCTGCAGATCTGCGATAGCTTTTTGCCCTGTCCGGTCCACATAGTTCACAGATGCTATCGAACCATCTTCTGTGCTTTGGTACTGGTTCTTTAAGTTTCTACAGAATATTCTGTAATAATAGATCTTCCCTTTTTCAACATCTGTGTCTGTATATCCGGAAGACGGATATGATCCATTGTATGCAATATCTCCATCATTCGAAGTAGACGGCTTTTCATTTTCTTTTCTCAATATTAGATATCCTTGTGCCTGTACGTCTTTCCAGTTGAGCTTTATTCCAACGCTATCTTGCAAGCCTTGCGCTGTCAGAATAGTTTGAAACGGCAGTGTTTCTGCCGGGTATATACCATTTGGAATATCGAGGATCCGATCTGCATATTTCAAAAAGCTATCCGTATCCTCAACTGTTCCGCCTTTATTTATTATGGATTTCTTTATATTTGGTTTTACGGTCTGCATATATTCTTTGAGTTCGGCATCCACATCTATTCCTCCTCCGGTTCCGTTCTTTTCAATATCGCTTATTCTTTCCCCGTATGAATTCCATGTTTTCTTTTCTTCGTCTGTAACGGTTCTGTGCGTGGTGTCTTCCTCCAGATCGGACAGCTTTTTCGGTACGTTAATTGGATTCTTCTTCATATACTCAGATACAGCCTTTTCTATATCTTCTTGTTTTCCTTCGGTATACTTTTTGGCTTCTTCCGCGCTTGCCTTTGCTTTCTGCTCTGCCTGCTCCGCCCGATCAGCTGCCGCATTAACAGCTTCAACAGTTTCGTGAAATATATTCGGCTCCGGAATAGGTTCTTCGGTTGGTTCTTCCGGTTTGGGTCTCGATTTCACATGTAGAATAATTTGATACTCTGTATTACCGGACGTATCATCGGTAACATATATCCAAGCGTAGATTAGATAATTTTGCGTACAGTTTTCATTCTTCAAGAGGCCGTCTGGAACTTTAACCTCTGTCGTACCATCTACTGTAGCACCGATTCTTGTAAGCGTATCTCCGCCTTTGTCTTTCAGCGAAAACTGTACTTCTACAGCTTTCGGCAGATCTGCACCTATGATCCTGAGTATCTGGCCATAATCATACTGCCAGATACCCGTGTATATCTCCTTACAGGTGGAATCCAACCTGCATTCTATAATATTGTCCATCGCGACGCTCCTTAATTTTCTACGATGACCTCATCGTAACCATCGGTTTTTAAAATGGTATCAACATTGTCTTTCCATCTCTTATATAAGCGCGTTTTTACAAAATATGCACGGTATTTCTTCTGTCCTGCCTCAATGCTTTTGTCAGCCTCTTCCATAATTCTGCTTGCAATAAATGTTGTCATATCATTCATCCTTTCTTTTCCTTTCTTATTTTGTATCCGTATTTTCTGTATTAGTTTCTTCTGTGCCATCACCGAGCAGTGCCGGCAGCACATCTGTGAGGATACTGTCCACAGTAACGATAAGCTCTGCATTTTCAGCCTCACGGTTTTTATTAGCTTCCGTTAGATTGTCCACATGCTCTTCCAGTGCATCAATACGATCCATTGGTGATTCTTTTTCCTTATACAAAACAACGCCAAGAATCCCACCGGTATATTTCACCAGTGCATTTAAGTTTGTGTAGTTCTCATACTCTACAACGGCGGATTCCCTTTCCATTATGATTATCTTTTTGGTTCGAAATTCGTCCTGGAATGTATTTCGGAGCTCATCCTCCGTGACAGAGATGGTTTTGATCAACAGCGATCCATCTGTTCGGATGGTTGCTGACTGGATGGTCATTTCTGACGCATCATTGAATGTAATTTTCATGGATATCACTCCTTTCAAAAAAGATACCTGATAAAGGTGTCATGTTGATAAGTTGCTAAAGTAAATTAAGCAAGTTTCACCACTTCCATATACGAGCTTCCAGTAGTTGCCGCCGCACCTGACGCATCGGATTTTCTTATTTGCGGCGAAAGAATGGTACCATTTTCAAGGTAGATAATTCGACTCATATTCAAATTAGTAGGAAATCCATTATACGAATATTGAGAGCCGAAAAGAACATAGTTATCATCAACGATCGTTCTATTTGCAATTACTTGTGCTTGAATACACGCTGATGCACCTTGGTTTGCGCTACCTTGTGCATACATAGTCACACAGTATAAGCCTGATTGTTTTATAGTTACGGTCGCATTTGCACCAGTTGTGGTTTTGTAACAATCATCATCAACAATTGGTTTACTAGAGCCGATATTTTTTGGTGTTGTGGACAAGTTCCATGATTTTCCCCACTTACCGATCAATACATTATTTTTGCGATTATTTATTTTGTCATTTAATTCAGCAAGCTTGTTGGACAACTCCTTATTTGACGGAATAATCTCAAACATCTGTTCTACAGCCGTAATGCTCAGCCCTTCAATCTTCACTCGGTACAGTGGGTACTCTCGCACTTTACCGCCTGCATAAATATCGTCTTGCTTCAGCTCCGGATCTACCGCCGTTTCTCCGGCTGTTCCCTGGATTACTTCGCAGGTCATGGTGTCAATTCCGCCCGTTCCTGTGGTTTCGAATTTTGCTACGATGATATCGTTTCTGTTCTTTCCCGACTGTCCATTCATAATCTCACAATCTTCATATTCTCCATATGGGATCCTTGCCATATGCCCGTCTACGCACAGCACACCATCAGCTATTCTCACCTTGTTATTACTCAATACGGTAGCTTTACATGCCTGTCTGATCGTAGATACACCATCACCGCCGAATATCGCCTTGTATATAGCAGCATCGTCTTCTGCATATATATGTGGCTCTACTTCTGGTGGAGTGTTTATATTAAGTGCTTTTAATCCCGCCACTTTAATCATCCCCTTCTACTTTGTAATCAATCGTTATTTTTCCGTTTTGGCACTTTACAACCTTTTGTGTGACCGGTTTGATCACCTGCGTATCCGTTATAGCATCGTAGCCGGATACTATATCGCCAAGCTCCAGATCTATATCATCAACTGTCATGGTGCATTTCTTGTAGTTCTGCAGTTCTTTCAGTTTTTTTCTTCCATCCTCTTCGAGTTTTTCTTTGTCCGCACTGGAATAATCATATACCGCCTCTATTTCTTCTGAACCTTTATAATATTGCGTCTTTCCGATCGTTCCGTCTTTCTGTACGTACAGGTGTAGGACGATTCTGTCCTGATTCTCGCCTTGTCCAACACATACCAGATGGTTTACGCCATTACGGTTATCTCTTACAGTTACATGTATGCCATCTTCCTGGCTGTACTCCAGATCCTTTGAATAATCTTTAATCTGTGCTGCCCGTACTGTTACATAACCATATTCCAGTCCCTCTGGCTGTACATAACAGATCTGTAACCTGCATCCATAATTGTCTACCAGCTTCTGCAGGGCATCATAGAGCGTCACGTAGCGGTCGACCCGCCAGTTATTCACTGTTATCCCTGTATCTGCTTCCGGAACGACAAAGAGACCGCCAAAGCGATCTCCTATCAATGTTCTGATTACTGTATTTAATTCTCCTGACAGTGCCAGATGATCTTGTCCGGCCGGTGGCTCAACTACCTTGTACTCCAGCATTCCTCTCCACGTTCTTCCACGCAGTGCAACTTTTCGTGTACCGGATATAGATTCGATGTCTCCAATTATTCCCCCATACTCTGTTCCCCGAGCGAATATCCGGCATCCATATCCCACGCGTTCAGTGTCATAATCTGACACCGCTATCGTGACCTCGAAATCATTCGTGTTTCCAATGTCAATATCTGTCTCCGCGCTATCGCACAGTTCTCCGCATTCTTCTCCAGTCGGTTTTGTCGTTATGAAATGAATTTTTGATATTGTGACTGTGTCTTCTAAGGTGCTGTTGTCCATTTCGGTATGCTCCTTTCTTCGATTACGGTAATGTCAAATTCGAATTTTCCCGTCCAGGATACCATCCGTCGTCCCAGCTGAATCTTTTGGAAGAATTCTCTTCCTTTGCTCCTGCAGTGGTATGCGTTCATCTCTTCGCCATTCTTCAGTACTTTTACAATAGTTCTGGAACGGCTGTCAATTCGAAGATATTCTCCTGTTTCCAATGTGATATTGACCAGATATGTGTTGTTTCCTATCGTAACTTGAGGATTGACAACTGGTCCGTAAATTATCATTTGAAAATTTGATGATGTATAATTCGGATTAATAAGGTAGTTGCTCGTCATTCCGTTCGCGTATCGATACGGATATTTTCCCGGATACCGTTTATTATCACTAGACGTGATTCCATAGCTGTGAAATGTATATGTTTTTTTGCCGATCCAGTAAGATGTGAACGCTTCTACTGTAGCGTCCACATCTACTGTATAGAATATCTCATCGTACTCTTTCGGATTTAATTCTGTTATATAACATTCCAGATAATAATCTCCCACCCATAGTTTTCCAGGCTTTTTTTCAATGATGTCTATATCTGTTATTTCGTTCAGCTGGTCCATTACATCGCAATATTCTTCTTTTGTATCCGCGTATACTTGCAATGTTATTTTTTTGCTCATTCCGGTCCTATAGAATTTATCCAACTTTTTTCTATTTGCATTTACATTTTCCGTTGCGGAATATTTCCACTCTTTCCCATATAATTTCGTAATATCCTCGATTACCACTGGCCAGTTGTCCAAATCCATCCTGGTTCCATTATTATTTTCATAATATATCATTCAGTAACCTCTCTTATCATTCGTCCAAATTCTCTGCCATTGTATTCAACCGTAGTATGTACTTTTGCCATAGCCATAGCAAGTCTGTCATAGTCTATTGGATCTCTTTCTGTTCTCTGTAATCGTTCCAGTCCTCTCTCAACAGCATCTGCTACATACGTCTGGAGTACTGTGATCGGTGCGACCGCTTCTGGTCCTGCTTCGCCTACTCCCTGCCATCCGAGACGGGTAGGGAATATGGTAGGTTGGTCGAATATCGCTCCTTTTGCGCGCCAGGCGATACTGAAATGCGGTACTGATGGAGGTGTCAAAGAAAATTTCCCTTCGATATTTATGTGTGGCAACTTTAAGTCTGGAAGTTTCCAAGAAAAATGAAAAGCATTCTTAATAGCCGATATCGCATTTTTTACCGCGTCTCGCGCGCCGTTAATTCTAGTGGTTATTCCACTCTTAATTCCTTCGAATACGCTTATCGCCATGCTTTTTGCACTGTTAATCGGTCCCGTAATATTGCTTTTTACAGTTTCGAATCCTGCCTTTGCCGATGTTTTCACACCATCTATTCTTGTGGTTATTCCACTCTTAATTCCTTCGAATACGCTTACAACCATCGTAAATGCGCCGCTGATTGGAGATATGATATATGTTTTCACAAGTGCAAATCCAATTGACACTATTCCGGCAATTACGTCTATCGCACTACTAATTCTCGTGCTTATATCATCCCATACCTGCATTACCGTATCTTTGCAGTTTACCCATATGAATTGGAATGGTAATGTGATAATCTGGAATGCTGCCGATATTATTTCTCCAATCAACATAACGCCAACCGTTATTATATTACCGATTGTTTGGAATATTCCCGATACTTTTTCCAATATCGATGCAATTCCATCGCCCACAATGCCGATGATTATTTGTAATGTATTCGTAATTTTTTCTGCAATACCCGTAATTTTTTCTATGACACCGCTTATAAACGTATCTATGCCACAAATATGTATTAAAGTTCCGAAGAAACCTACAAGTCCTGAAGCAAATCCATCCAGTGCACCTGTTATTTCTCCCCATAATCCACTAAATACTTCTACAATGCCTGTCCCAAACAATTTCAGGCCTGCTTTTGCCAGATCTATATCACCAGTGAACACTCCAACTATCATATCGCCCAGTCCGGACAGTATATCTATAATTCCTCCGACCGCGCCAATTAACGGTTCAATCATGTTTAAGACAGCGCCGAAACCTGCTGCCAGCAGTCCGATCGCCGGTACCAAAACTGCTGCCAAAATTGCGCCGATCGCCTTAAATAGATTTTCAAGCCCAGACAGCTTATCGCTCAGTCCGGATATTGCACTTTTTATTCCGCTCAGTTTTTCACCAATATTGATTCCGTCTAGGAACCCTGTGATAGAACTTTTTACAGTGTCAATAATTCCTGTTATGAAATCTCTGAATGATTCACTTTTATTCCATAAGAGAACCATTCCAGCCACCACTCCAGCTATTGCAGCCGTTACTAATAGAATTGGTCCTAGAGCCACTCCTCCAGCTCCGGCCAGCGCTGCTCCGGTTCCTTCTGCGGCTGTTCCAACTTCTGCTGCCGCTACTGCAGTTCCGGCAAAAAGCCCGCTTATTTTTGATCCAAGTCCAATAACCGAAGATATTCCGATAGACACCTTCCCGATGCCGATCAGCAGGGGAGACAATACCGCAACTATTCCCACGATGCCGAGTATCATTCTCTGCTGTCCGCTGTCCAGATCATCAATTTTCTGTGCTAATCCTGTGATTTTCTGTGTCCCTTCCGCAATCATCGGGAGAAAGATATTCCCAAGGGTAATTCCGGCATCATACAGATTGTTCTTCATAATAGCCAGCTTCGACGCCGTCGTTTCATAACGTTTATTCGCTTCATTGGTTAATGCCGTGTTTTCTTCCCAGGCATTCTTTCCAGTACTGATCGCAGATGTAAACACATCACTTGCATTCGCAGATCTCAACAGTGCATCTCGCATTCTCGTTTCCGTGATCCCCATGTCATTTAAGACTTTGATTGCAGAATCGCTTTCTCCTCCACATTTCGAAAGGCCTTCGATAAATGCTTCTAATGCGCCTGTGGCGTCTTCTTTGAACTTTTTAGAAAATTCGCTGGTGCTCATTCCTGCTACGTCTGCCCAGTCTTTTAGCGAATCACTGTTAGTTTCTACAGCAAGTTGCATTTCAATTAATGCTTTGCTGAATGCTGTACCACCCGCCTGTGCTTCCATTCCGACCGAACTTAATGCCGTAGCAAGCGCAAGGATGTCAGATTCTGACATTCCTACCTGTGTACCCGCAGATGCAAGGTTGGTCGCCATATTCATGATGTCTGCTTCAGTAGTGGCGTAGTTGTTACCCAGATCTACGATGGTGCTGCCCATCTTTTTATATTTTTCATCTGCAGTCATGGATGTATCTGCGGCCAAACCTGTAATATTTGCAAACTTTGCGATGGACGTTGCTGCATCCTCTGCCGACAGGTTGGTGGAATTGCCCATGTCGATCATAACTCTGGTGAATCCCAGAACATCCTGAGTCTTAATTCCTAATTGTCCGGCTGCTTCTGCAACCTGCGAGATCTCTGTCGTAGAAGCAGGTATCTCTTTTGCCATGCTCCGGATTCCATCTTCCAACTGTTGGTAACTGTATACGCACTTGCCATTTGCATCAAATACTTCATCTGATGTTTTTTTGACACCAGCGAAAGCGGATTCAAACTGCACTGCTGCCGTCCCGGCTCCGGCCAAAGCTCCGGCCGCCGCCGTGCTGACTACTTTCAGATTCTGTCCGACTTTTTCCGTCCCTTCGCCAAACTTTCCAAGCCCTTCGCCAAAAGTCTGGATGGCCGTCTTCTGATTCTTCAATTCTTCCGATGTCTTCTTAATCTCGTTCCGAATCTCTTCCTGCTTGATTTTAGAATCCATCAGTTCCGCTTTCAACTCTGCATACTTCTCAGAGTCCTCTCCAACCTCTCTGGCACATTCGTCCAGCGCATCCTGTAAGATCTTCGTCTTGTCTGCAGTTGCTTTTGACTCCTGACCAAGAAGTTTTTGGCGTTCCTTCAGAAGATCTGTCTTATTCTTCGCGCCCTCCAACTTCGTTTCGTTCAGCTGTAGTTCTTGATCCAGCTCCTGAATCTTATTGTCTGTCTGTCCCACGGCAGCCTTTAGCTGTTCTTCTGCTTCAGCCTGTTTTCTTGCTTCTTCTGCCGCCTTTAGCTGCTCCGCAGACAACTGCGTCTCTGCGTTTCTTTGTTCTTCCAGTTTTGCAGATGTCTGTGAGAGTTCTTGTGAGATAGCCTCCTGTGCTCTTTTTGCGTCCGCAAGTTTTGCACTCCAGTTATTCGCCTCAATCGAGTTTTCCCCGAATATGGCTTTTGCCGACTCCATTTTCCCGGTCAGTAGCTCCACTTTCTGGCCACTTGCCTCCAGCTCTTTCTGTAGGAGCTTTTCTCTCTTTTCCAGGGTGTCCGTTGATTCCCCAGTTCCCTTCATTTGCGTTTCATTCAGTTTTAACTCCGCACGTAACGCTTTCAATGACGATTCTGCCTGTTTCAGCCCGCTCGTCAGTTCTTTCGTATCCGCCCGGAACTTCACGCTTGCTTCTCTGTTGCTTAATCAATCACCCTCTCTCCAACATCTGTTCTTCTGCATATGCTTTCCATGCTTCGTATGCGTGTTTATCTTCCAGGATCGTAAGCAAAGTGTTGTATTCTGAGTACCAGAACAGTTCTTCGCTTATTCCATTCATAATCACGTAATAGGTATACATATCTTCCACGGTTTCAATCTCGAACCGTGGAAGTCTTAAGTATCCTTTGGCTTTTTTGCGTGTTACTCTTCGGAATCCGTCCCGGAATCCTGCTTTTTTGACGGTGAATACATCTCATTAATCACTTCCATGTTCTTTCTCCAGTCCTGGTCCATATTTTCGAAAAAGTCTGTAAATGTCATGGTTCCCTCTTCATCCTGATTCGCATTCTTATATGCCGCATACAAGAATTCTGCCACTTCAAGTGCGTCTTTATCATTTACACCTTTCACTAAAACCTTGCTTAATGTCTCATATGATTTTTTATCACTTTTTCTTAATGTCAACATAAGAATAGGAGCGGTGGACATTGCCACACACTCCCCATTTGTAAGTTCATATTCCTCATAATTAATCTTAGGATTCTTCATCTACATTTTCCTCCTCGCCAAGAATACGTTTGATCAATTCTTCTTTTTTGCCCATGGAATCAACTCCCATTTCTTCTGCTTTCTTTCTCAGTTCGTCTACCTTCATCTTTTCCAATGCAACTCTGCTCAGTTCGTCCAAAGTTTCTTCCTGATCATCTGGCGTTTCTGCACTCTCCAAGTTTTCTTTCCCTGCAGTTTCCTCTTCTGATTCAACCGTCTCCGAGGTCTCTTCCAGTTCTTCTTTTTCTTCCATGATTTCCACCAGATTTTTGTTCTTTGCTTTGATTTCGCTGTATCGTTCTTCTGATACAATCAGGATTTCTCCTGCAAACAGGATATCTCCTGTATATTTGTCCCGGAACCTCTGTTTTACTTTGACTTTCATAGTTTTCCTCCTTATGCTGCTACTACAGTAACGAGTTCTCTCGAGAACTCTTCCATCCATTTCTGTTTTACGGTATCGTCTTTCAAATCGCTCTCAATTGCTTCGTATAATCCTTCTCCGTGTTCATCTGGCATGACCGCAATCTCCAGTTCTAACATACTGATATCTTCTGAATCATTGTCGATGCTTCTTGACAGTGCCGTCTGAATTGTACAGTTTGGATAAGCCTTGTATTTTTTATTGCTGTCCTCATCTAAAATCTCTGCAGTAACACAAGCTACTGCATGCAGTGAATTTGATCCGTAAGCGATTACTCCATCTTTTAACTCTGAGCGAATCATTCCGTGCAGATCTGCCAGCATATCCTGTGGAACGTATGCGGATATCTTCAGTTTTCCGTCGCCCGTTCCTTTCGTTCTGGTTTTTAATATTTTAGTGCCACATTTTTTTGTCATGGTTTTGCAGTTCATTTCTTCTTCAAGTTTTCCCACGCAATCCAGGACATCCGCTTTCGTTGCAACTCCGATTCTGATTCCAAGCTTCGTTATTTCAACTTCTGTGAAGTCAGTTTCCCTAATTCCAGCCATATTATGTTTCCTCCAATCTTTCTACTAATTTGTCAATTACACCATTCACAATTTCATCTTCCGCTTTTTCAGCACCATGAAACATGAACTGTTGATCTCCCCGATGATGTCTCGTATTCGATCCATCATCCGGAAAATACAGGTAATGATAACTGCCCTTTGTGTATACCTTTACCGCAAGATTTTCCCCCTGTATCCGAAATGGATCGGTCTGTGAAGCAGCTGCTTTCTTTCCATTCCACGTTCTGCCAGATACCGGTAAGATCGCCCGGATATACTCTTTTATCTTTTTTCCGCCATCATCTACCAGATAATCATTTATGATCTGTTCTGCAACAGATCTGTCGGAAAAGTTTTCGATCGCTGTCGCAACCTTGTCAAATTCTTTTGTGTCCAGGTAAAAATAACTCATCGGCTACACCTTTTTTCTATTTTGTAGAATTCCATTGTGCAGATCTCCACCGTACATTCTCCGGCTTTTTCTACGTAATCATATAATGTATCCGTATTTTCTGCTTCCTTGAATCCAATGTCTTTCATCTTTTTAATTACCTGTTTTTCCAGTTCTTCCGGGATATACTCCTCTTTTACGATTGCTACGAACCACCGTCTGGTATTTCCGCTGCCGCTATCTGTCTTTCGGGTTCTTCTTTTCCCGAATACAATGCAGTCCCAGCTTTTACGTCCCTGGAATCTTCCAGATCCGTAATATACATCCGGCACAATCTCCTTTAAAGCTTCTTTAATCCTGTCTTTCAATTTTTCTTACCTCTTCCAGATAGAAATAGAGTTCACGGTCCTTTTTATTGTGATCAATGTAAATAATCGCATAGATCGTGTTGTCAATTACAATATTGTAATCATTATCCGGATCTACCAGGTCCTGCGTGGCAATCTTGGTTGTCAAGTGTGCTCCGCACTGTTCCGCAAACTCAATATCCTGCTGCCGTCTGGACTTTTCCGTAAAATACAGGAAGCCCAGATACTCTAAATCATCCAGGCTTCTTACATTCTTTTCTATATCTTTTTTACGGTAAATTTTTGCAATCCCATCCCCATAGCTATTCTGCGTCTTCTTTGCCATGTTTCACCTCATAAACATGCCGGGCTGTTATGATTTCCCGTCTATAATTTGGTTCCCATTCATTTTCTATCTTGTTCCATGCGTACCAGCATCGTTTCAAGAGTAATGTCCTGGCATATCCGGGTTTCGTAAAGTCTTCTTTTTCATCCTCATGCATCCCGAGTTTATGTGCGACCATCTCGATCGAATCTTCGACTTTTTCCTCTATTTCTTTTTCCGTCTCCGAATTCGACCAAGTGATCTTACAGTCCCGTTTTACCGCTGCTATGAGTTTTCCTTTTTCTTCCTCGTTCATAACTTACGCTACTACTGTATTCTCTGCTGTTTTAACAACTACATATGCAGGATCCAGCTTACTAATGTCAAGTACGATTGCTACTGTATTATCGTATGGACGACCGTTTCCATGGAGCTTGATCTTGTATGTTCTCGCATCCTGAAGAAACTTGAATTCGTCCGAATATTCAATTTTTCCGTCTTTACTTTCACCAAGCCCGAAGAAATACTCTTCCGGCAGACACAGGATAGCCTGTCCGGTTTTCACTTCGTTCGATCTCACAACTTCTGTCGGGAACGGGAATAAATCTCTGGCGTATGTTCCGCCTGTTGTCAGTGTCGTAGTTGCCGGCATGATCTTATTCAGATAATCTACCTGATTGCAGATCATCAGCACTTCATCAAAGCTTCTCATGCGTCCCTTTTCTGTGACCGCCAATTTTGCCACAAGTGGTCCGTAATTTGCTGGGAGGAAATTTGTTACCTGGATTGCTGTTTTTTCCGGATATCCGGTTGATGTCGAAAAGCTTACTCCTTCATGGATATCTCTGTTCAGTCCGACCGGTTCATCTTTTCCACTTCCTGATACGATTGCTTTTTCGAGTGCTACATATAACGCCTCTTTCAAGATGGTACGGATATAGTTATCCAGGAATGAAGGTCCGAGATCCAACATATCCTTTGGGATTACCGCATAAGCTGTCAGCTTCAGCAATGTAATCTCTACGCCCTTAAATGCAGATTCAATCTCCTGTGTAATCTCGCCATTAATCTGTCCCCAAGCTGCTTTCTGTCTTGTGTGATCATTTAACAGCCATTTTGTGAGATATTTTACATTTTGGAATGTAATCTTTTCTAACAATGGATGTTCTTCCAGCAGATTTCTGTACACATCCTCGATAATAGTTTCCGGCATTCCGCCATCCGTTGTAATCAGATCTGTGAACGCCTGTTTCGGATCACTTGCCTTTCCGGCTTTTGCAAGGTTCTGATAGAACTCTGTCTCTTCGCTCGTGAGCTGTCTGTAACCTCTCTGAGCAAGTACATTCGTATCAGTGCTGTACATCTCAAAGTCTGTCTTTACTTTTTCCGTAATGGCATCAATTACCTGCCCCCAGGCTTTTTTCCCTTCCTCTTCGTTTCCGCTCTGCAGTGCGCTCTGCAGAGCCGCCACTGCCTCTCTCTGTTTTGTGTCCGCAATGTTTCCTAACATTCTTTTTTCTCCCTTCTTTTTACATTGAAAACATGTTAAAAAATGTCTGCATAGAGACATCTTTTTCTTCTTTTTCCGGTTTTGTCAGCTCTTCGAATTCTTTCAACTGATTTGAGAAATTTGACTGTTTAATCTTATCTCTCATTTTTTCAATTTCTTTCGAAGACTGCATCGCCTCGTCAATCTCTACCGTAGTTTGGCCGGCAATCTCATCAATCACGCCGATCTCCAGAGCTCTGTCCGGATCAAGCAGTGTTTCCTTGTCCATGATGTCTTTTAACTCCTCTTCCGTGATCTTCCCGCCACACCGATTCATGAAAAGAGATCTGGAAGCTTTCATCCATGCATCCAGCTTGTCCGCCTGGTTCCTGAGTTCGTCCGCATTGCCTACGGCTACTGTCCACATATTGTGAAGGACCATTCCCGTTCCCTCCCCCATCACGCGGTGATCACATGCCTGGAGAATCGTAGCAGCGATACTGTTCGCTACTCCGTCCACATAACCCGTCTTGTATGCTTTGCAACGTTTCAGGTTTGTGAAAATGGCAGTTCCTTCTTTCACAGATCCACCATCCGAATTGATATACAGCTCAATAGTGTCAGAATCTGACACGCCCTCTAGCAATTCTCGGAAATGGTTTGCCGAAGTCTCGGACTCGTCATATTCCAATGTCTTCCAGTTAAAGTCTCCTTTCGCTTTTACTTCGTCATACAGGTAGATTTTATGTACTGTTCCAACCTGCTGGTGTGCAAAGCAAATTCCACCGATCTTATTCATCCTCCTCACCCCCTTTCACAGCTGTCCTTGCATCATCTGCTTCTCTGAAGTTATTCGTAACGTAATACGTTTTACTCCACGGTGTGTTTAATGGTACCAAGCTTAATTCCTCCCTTGCTTCGTCTGTATTTATGATCGCTGATCCGATCAGCTTCTCTACGTTGGCTGCACTCTCAAACAGATCTCTGTGTTTGATTCCGCCCGTGTAGCACTGGTAATAATTCCCGTTCATGTACTCATAGACGGTCGCGCGCTTATTCAGTACTTCCGAAATGGTATTTGCCAGTGGATTCACTCCGAACGTCAGGAACACGTCACACACCTCTTTCAGGTTCGTGATATTCCCCATCATCATTGACATTGGAATTTTAAAAGCCTGTCCGACCATTTCAAAAATGTCTTTGCGGATATTCACAAAATCATCAGATGTTTTCGGGGATTTTACCGATTCTTCTGTCAGTTCCTCACCAGCATACTCCACATATGTGGCGTATTCATTCTCCATATAATCTTTGATGTTTTTTGCAATAACTTCTTTGAATTGTTTTTGGAATTCTTCATCTCCGGCTTTAATTGCATCTACCTTATACTTGAATTTTCTTCCATTCGTATCCTTGAAGGTTCTTGCCGCTGTCTCCAGGAGCTTCCCGTATTCCCTGTACACTCCATCAATCAGTGTTTGTGCACATTCGTCCTCCATCCGGAACAGATACACTTCCTCTGCTCGGAACGTTCGGTTGAGTTGTAATCCACCAGGCAATATGACACCACCGTAGATATTTCCCAAAACCGGCCTTTCCTGCACGATCGTGAAGTCTTCCGCACAATGTAGTTCCCCGTTTAGTTCGACCACCAGTGCACCTTTTTTCGATCGTGTCATTTTTCGAATTACTCTGTGCCAGAAGTAATTGCTGTTTTCATTTTTGTTCGGTGCTACGTTCAGCAAGTAATAGTCCTGGTCTTTTACAGGTTTCCCTTTGTTGAACACTCTCATCTCTGCCATGCTGATTGCATTTGCCAGATAAGAGCTCGCTGTGTAGATCGCCAGTTCCTTATAGTAGATCGATGCGGGTATATTTACCACGACCGTTTCTGTATTCGTACCGGTAACCTTAAATACTTTTTCCAGGAAGTTTTTTACTCCCATGTTCCGCCTCCTAACATACTGTTCCTATCCTGTTTTTTATAATTCTTCTTTGTTTAATTCTTTCTTCATCTGTGACTGCTGCCACGAACGCTTTAAAACCGTCCGTTTTCCGTGAACGCGGCTCTATTTTTTCATATGTGACATTGCCTTTTTTGTCTGTCACCGCTTTTGAGTTCCATGTGTACCAGCGCATGATCTTGCTGGTTCCCCAGGCGATCAATCCACGCGCGAACATATACCCAATTACCGGAGCAACTTTCATTTCGTCACTCGGTCTAATCAGTTTCAGATTCTTCTTTTCATCCGAAAAACCTATTTTGCCAAGTGCTTCTCTGAGCCATGTCTGCCGGAAGTTATCCATCACCACAGATTCGATTTTGTATAACTTCGATTTTTCCAGAAGCCAGTCTGTCACATACTCCGGATCTATCTCCACGTCGTCCACCATCGTCAATACTCCTTCTTCTTCAGCTTCTTTCAGTGGGTATTTGATCCTCGGAAGATCTCTCGATTTCTTACATACCCACGTATGATGCATCCAATATCGTTTATCTCCGACTTTGAACAGCAGCCCGGCGGCTACAAAATCATTCGTTTTGGAATAATCAATTCCGGCTACGCAAGAATGATTACGAAGATCCGGGAGACTTCTGGTTGCTTTTTCTAGGTTTTTCCAATCTGTCACACAATACTGCGTTTCCCCTGGCGGCCGGTTCATTCGTTTAGTCATGAATGACGTGTGATTTACCGGATCCAGCTTGTACTCTTCATATTCCATCCGCATTTCTGTCAGGAGGGTTGGGAAGTTTCTCAAGGATGGATTTGCTTTCTGCCATTTTTCCTCATCCTTTACTTCTTCCGGATCATCCAGCCAACAGATGAACGGCAGTTTCCCGTTATCCGGAATCTCTCCTTTCAAGATCTGTAGGCAAGTTTCCAGTAATTCATCTAGCGGGCCATCCCGGATATCCCCCTGCGTGGATATGACTGTTCGTCTCGGAAAGTCTTTCTTTCCAAGTCCTCCAGTCGCTACCTCGATCAGCTTATAGTCCTTGTATGCATGGTATTCGTCAAAATCTACTTTCCCCGGTCTACCTCCGTCTTTTGTGTCCGGTGCACGGGTGTGGTATTTGATCTTCGATCTTGTCCGAATGTTCGTGATACATTCCAAATTCCACTTGAACGTATTTTTGAAGAATCTTTTGTTGTCCTCCAAGATGTTATATATATCTTCGAATGTCGTTTTTGCCTGGTCCTCTGATGTAGCGAATATGTCGATGTGGTATTCTTTCACTCCGTTGACTGGTGTGACCAACGCAAAATCTTCAAACGCAAGATATCCGTTCTTTCCTGCCCCGCGTCCAACTAAAATTATCAGATATGGGAATCTCAACTGGCCGTCTTCTCTTTTATACACGCAGTTGTGCAAAGCGAAGCAGAACTGTTCCCACGGTAACAGCTTGTACGGGAAGTACTTTTCCAATCCCAGGTATCTTTCTAATTGTTCTTTATCTACATAGACATCTTCCTCCGCGAATACTTTTTCCACAAAATCGCAAAGAAGCAGCTGCTCCTCGCAAACAACTGCTTCGTCACTTCTTACGAATTCAATATACTGGTCAATCTGTTTACAGATCTTCATCGATTACTTCATTTCCTGTTGGTTCATCCGTCGTCAGTCCTAACTCCTTCAGGATGCTCAACATCTGCTTTTCTACAGCCACCATATCTTTCACAGACTGGTTCTGTTTTGTGATCTCGAATCCGTTTGCAGAAAGTGTCTTGTACGACACTCCACGTTCCTTTATGTCCTCTTGTAGAGCCTTTTTTGTGTCGTAAAACTCCATATAATCATCAATTATGTCCAAAAAATGTGCCGTTTCTGCACCTTTTGCACGTAATTGTTTGATTAAACTGGATTTAATTTTTTCTTTGATTTCGTCCATTTCGCGGGCTTTTTTCGACTTTCGCGCCATATATTTCACCACCAACTTTTTTCCATTTTTTATCACGCGCGAGTCAGCGCGGTTCAGGCGTGCCCCCTACCCGTTGTAAGCGTCCCCCACAGTTTTAGGGTATAGGGGGTACCGGGGGTACCTTTGTAAAAAATTTATCGGAATACATTCCGTCCACATCGTCCAATACAATGAATCTGTTACAGCAGGACGTTCGAACCTCCAGAACCTTGTGTTCCTTCTCTCCGAACAGCTTCGTATATCCATATGCTATTGCTCTCCTGTATCCGTGTCCCGTAAACGTAACACGATCTCCAACCTTTATCTCTTCTTCTACCATCGTTCTTCATTCACCTGCTTCACCTTCCTGTACTTCATTCTTTCGTGCGCTCTGTCGTGACAGTCATGACAGAGTGGTATCAGATTCCTGTACTGCTTTCCTCTGTACTCATAGAACTCACACAGTGCAAGCTCCGGATGCGTCTTGACGTACTGTACGTGATGCACTGTCTCAGCTCTTGATACTTTTCCTTTCTCCTTGCACCACTGGCATTCATGATGGAACTTATCCAGTACATTGTTCTTTAATGTGATCCACTCTTTGCTCTTATAGAATCGGTACAGCTTATTCTCTTCTATCAGTTTCTTTATCTCTTGTTGTGTCCATTCCATAATTGCTGGAACAGGATTCGAACCTGTGTCCTCCGGCTATTAAGACCGGCGTGCTCCCTTTCCGCACCCTCCAGCTCCACTATAACCGGCAGTCACAACGTCTCTGATCTACCATTAATAACGTCTTGTGTCTGCCTTTGTAACAGCACTCCCAGTGATATTCTTTTCCCTGATCTGTGTAGATCCTTTTGCAGAACTCACAGTCTTTACACTTGGGAATCTGCTTCTCCCCTTCCCTTCTATTGCTCATATATCCAGGGCAACTTTCTTCTGCAGGACAATGTTCTTTCTTGCTAAGCTTCCAGTAATGTATACAACCTTTATTCTTGCACGTAACTATCATAATTCCTCCACGCAAAAGAGCACCTGGATTTCTCCAAGTGCTCTTTCTTTATCCGTTATTTACTTCCTCGATGAACTCTTTCATCATCTTCGTGAGCTGTCCTGCGGCACTCACTCCCGCTTTCTTGCAGGCTTCTGCATATTCGTCCACAACTTCTTTCTTGAGTTTGTAGGACTTTGATACCCAGCCTGCCTTCTTCTCGTATCTTTTGGTGGCAATCGTCTGCGCTTTAGGATTCCCGACCGGCATTATCTTCCCTCCTCTTCTTAAGTTCCGAGGCTATATCTATCATCATGTATGCTGATGCAAGCATAAGCAATACACTACTATAGATGTTCTTTCCGGATCCAAAGAATATTACAATCGCCGCAAACAAAAACAATTCACTGAATCTTATTCTTTTCATATCCTGTCAGATGGGTTATAATCTTTACAAGAGGTAAGGGCTTTCGCCCTTTCCCCTATTTGAGAGCTGTAATCAAGCTTGCTAACCCTGTCAAGAATGTTCCGAGCGCAATCAGAAATTCTATCAGTAGCTTTATTGCAGTTCTCTTTTTCTTTCGTTTTTTCTTTCCCATCTGTATCTCACCTCCTTATGTATATATAATATCATATGGTGCACCATATGTCAACAGTTTTATGCTTCTTTTTATATTTTTATTAACTGCTGCCACCCTTCGGGTAAATATCAGCACCTCTGTTTTACTTCTCTATACATAAAAAGGATGGCCACAATCTCTCGACTGCTGCCACCCTTCGGGTGAGTATGTCCTTTGTTCTTTTTTCTTGATGTTACCATAATAACACACTTTCTTGTATCCTGAGTCCCCCTCTTTTTAAATTTTCTTTGACATCAGGTAATAGAACTTCCTTCTTCGCTCATAATACATCTTTTTCCCGCATGGAATCTTTTTGGAATCTCTTAAGTATCTATATGTTGCATAGTCTGTTGTAACCCCTTCCAGAATCCACGGATAGATTACTGTGTCTGCTTCGATTGCTGTCTGTTCAATCCGTTTACATTTTTCCTCCAGCTCCATACGTTTAATAGCCAGGTGTTCCGTCTGTGACGCCTGGCTTGGACTTCCTTTTCCTTCCTGACCATATTGCATGGCTTTTATGGTGTTTGTAAGTTCTGCGAGTTCCCTTCTCCATTTTGGATACTGTAAGCAATGGTATTTTATCTCCAAAAATCTATTCGTATCAATACCGTACTTATCTTTGTTGATTGGTCTCATTTTCAACTTTAAATTTCCTCCCTGTCCGTCTGTCTTTTATTATCAAGATATCAAATCCGAACAGACTTGCTATATCCTGTAGATCGGTCAGTGCTCTGCGCATGTGGTAGGGCATCTGGTTGTATCTGTGCAGTGCTTTGTCTGCTGTCGGATCTTTATAACCTTCATGGTTCATAGTTCTCCTTTCCGTGATTCACACATTGTTTTATACATTTTTCAATTTTGTCTTTGCACGCTTCACAATATTCTTTCGGTCCATACATATCTTGCATCGCCTGTCTCATGTTATGTTCGTACGCTTTTGCCGTTCCGCCTGGTCCGTCACATCCTGCGTATATTCTTATTGTGTAATACGTTGCGCCTATCGGCATCCCGCATCCGTCACATATATGTTGTCTCATTTCATTCACCTACCACAATGCTCTCTTTCTTTTACGTCCTTTTACGTATACTGTGCAGTTTTCTACCGTGCACCCTCTGCTATGTCCTTCTACTCCAATATAGTTACAACCACCCAAGCCGGTTCTGCATGCTCTGTAGATGCACGTCCTGCATTGGTGCCTATCTTCATTCGGTCCTGCTTCCTTGCTCCTAACTTTTTTTCTCACAAGGTTCTCCTTTCTCCTCCGACTGCTGCCATCCGGCTTTCGCCGGAGGGAATCTATATCAACCGGTTGCTGTCGTGATACAATTACCGGCAAGTGCAAGCTATTCTATTTTCTCTGCCATCCAATCCAGTAATCTGATGATCGTCTTATATAGCCATGTCTTCTTTGATTCTGCTTTCAGTACATCACGAGCTCTTTCAAATTTGCGTTGGCTGTCCTCACGCTTTTTATATTCCTCGTATTTGCACATCTGCCACCATTCGCAGAATATGCAGCAGTGCGAACAGTTTTTCTTTCCGGCTTTCATGATCCAGTGTTTTAATCGTTTTCTGAATTCTTTTGGCATTATTCTTTCAGTTCCCCTCTTATGTATTTTAAGAAGTCCTCTATTCCCTGTGTATAGCCTTCCTGGTACTTCTGGACCTTTTCAAGTTCCCTGCTACATTTTGTGTTCACTTCATGTTGCAATCTATTGGCCGTTTCTTCCATCTGGTCGTCTGGTTCTTTTTCTTCTGTCTCTTTCTCTCTTGCAGAGGCTTTCATCGCTTCTATTTCTCTTTGTTTTTCTTCCAGTTCTTCCTTGAGCATTCTTATTTCTTCGCAATCCGCATTGTCATTTTGTCGTTCAATTCCAAGCGTTGCCAGCATCGCATTATCTATATCCTGTATTTCCTTTTCTGTACATGTTCTGATATACTCTCCGAATCGGTCAAGATAGGCGAATGACAGTTTCTCACATATTGCTACTGATGGTGTCATGCACATAACTTTTACATGTGTCGAAGAAGAATTCTCTTCTTTATTCGTCAGCCATGCTACTTGCGCACAGCCGGTTTCTTCTATCACTTCTGTCGCTGATACTACGACCGCTGGTGATTTCTCTCCTGTCTTACCTTTTTCAATATAGAATATATCTCCTTTGTATACTTCCATGTTATTTACCCCCCCTGTGTTTATTATTGCTTTGAATGCCGTCGGATCATAATAGCCGGATCCGTTCTTCTTTATATCATTTTTCATCCTTGTCAGTACCTCCGCCCCGTTTTATAATTTCAATCGCATGATTTATTTCTACGTAATCCGAACACGTTCCAAACAGTTCAAATTCTACGGTGCTATCTTTCAATTCTCCTATCACTTTGTCCGGATCGTATGCTGTAGTATAATTTTTCAGTATCCGAATTTCTATTTTGCAATCCGTTATGTTTCTCTCAAGCTTCCGGATATTTTTATCTATGTCATATAGATTTTTTCTTGGTATTTTTCTTGATCTCCATTGTTCAATTATTTTTTCTGTGTGTTGTATCTCTTCTTCAATTTTCTTTATTTCCGCATCTGCGTCAATCAGTCTCATCGTTACTCCTTTCTTTCGGGTTCATCTTCTTTCATATGTACTTCAATTCCTCCGCTGCACGCTTCAATCGTATCTATTTCACTTTCCAGCAATAATATGCTCAAGTATTTTCTTGCATTTTCCGGAAGCATTCCAGCGATTTTTCTTCCCTCTTCGTTATGAATATGCACCATTGTATAGTTTTTCATTTTTTCCAATAATTCTTTCAACTTCATTTTTCCGTTACCTCCATCTTCGTTTTTTCAAAACTCAAACACTACTTCCGGTGCTTTTATAAAATTCACACCGCATTCCTCTGTGTTCTTCCGTTCTATCTTTCTGATCATCTCTGTTATCTCTTTGTCCGAGTCTTTACAGTATGCATATCCATCCGGTGCATAGATGCCTTTTACCTTTCCGTTTATGCGATCCAGTATTGTTTGATAGCTCATGTAGTTCTGCCGCGCAGCTTCTCTCGCCGATTTATAGAATGCTACGATTTCGCCGTCTTGGTTGATCTTTGCTACCTTGGTTGCTCTTCCGTTCATCTGTCCAGTTTTTTTGGATAGTTCTTTTTTGGTGATTACTCCGATATTCCCAAGTATGTCGTCAGTTTTAATTCCATTCTTGTGATACGTTACATATCCTTTCGGAAGATCTCCGATGAACGTGATCCGCATCAGGCTCATGACTACTACCTCTTTCCTTTTCAGCTTAATTAGTCTTTTCCCCTGATTATTCTTCTTTACATACGGTTTTAGGTGCTTATACTTCCCATTCCCTAATTTCTTTCGTACGTCCGCCCAATAGTTAATCTGATATATTCCATCATAACCGGGAATGTCGTACCAACCTTTTGGGTTTACATTTTTGATCCTCATGGATATCACGCATTCTTTTGTAAGTTTTTTAAGAACTCTACCAGATACGTCTCACTGTCTGCAGCATTCATGTACTGCTTATCGTATGGTTTTCCATCACCATACGGTTTTTTGTCTTTTTCTAACAGGTGGAAGTAATACTCATCTTCTTTTTCTTTTCCATTCCACCCGTTTATGCGATTCTTGTATTCTGCAACTACAAGCCTGCTGCCGTCAGCGAAATCGTATTTATAATAATTTACATTTATGTTTTTATCTGTGTACCATAATCCCCAATCTTCATAACTTCTCAGCCATTCTTTTCGCTGATCGTTATTCTTGAATCTCGGAAGTTCTGGCTGTTCCGGTTCTTTTGGTGGATTCATTACCGTGTCCAGATCATTGATATATCCGGCCAGTGCCGCAATCATTACCTTGTACGTCCGCACCCGGATGTCATTAGTATCCATGTGTCCTTTCGCCATCTCCAGATAATTCCTGTATTTTTGATTTTCTTCCCTGGCAATGTCAAGCTCTGTTTTCTCAGATTTCTTTTCATTTAGTTGTGCCTCTTCCGGAACTCGTTCCTGCGTTTCTTCTTTGTCCTGGTATCTATATTCATTTTCTTTCTCTGCAGATTCTTCTTCCAGGCCAGATACTGCATAGGTGTCAGGTGTTTCATTCTCTTCGGTTTCTTCGCTTTTTTCTTCCTGTTCTTCATTTTTCTCCTTTTTTTTCGTTTCTTCTTTTACGTTTTCCTCCAACACTTTTTTGATGGCTCCCGTTAAGTCAAGCCAATGGAAATTTCCTCTGTTTTCGTTATCTATCCACAATTGGATATATCCGCAATACATCCTTATTTCCCCGACATCTTTCCCGTCAGTTCCTTCAAACACCCAAGTTCTTCCCGATACTCCCGGATGCAGATTTTGTTTTATCAGTTCATTGCACATTCTTATATTCTGCCCTGTTATCTGTTCCGCATTTTCACGGAACCAGTATTTGTATGTGCTCACTATTTCTCTCGCTACTAATTCCAGATACTCTCTTTCCTCTTCTGTTGGAACGCGTACCATCACTACTTCATTCTGATCAGAATTTTCTTCCAGTGTCAGATTCTGACACGCACCGTCATTTATATCTTCGATGCTCAGCTGTCCATCAATTTGTTCTTCTTCTGCTTTTTTCTGCTCTTCGGCATATTCTTTCACATCTTTGTATGTCAGTCCCTTTTCCCGGTGATGCTCCAGCATATCCTCCTGGATATCCTCGGACATCTTGCTGATCTCGTATGCAGCCGAAAATGTTAATCGTCCTTCTTTTAACTCTTCCGTGAATTCCGGGATCAGTTTTTTGTTGATCGACTCAATCTGTCCGATCTTGGTGGATGATACCTGCATCATGTTGGCTATGACATCCCGTAAACGTCCGCTGTCCAATTTGTAACCATGAAGTGTCAGTCCATTCTCTTTCATGTATTTCAGTGTTTCTTCCAGTGTCTTCTGTTCTTCCAGGATATCTGCTACCGTTTTATTCCGGTACGTATTTGCTATGATTAACTGGATCATCTCTTCATGCTCTTCTGCAGGTGTCTTGATCTGGCAGGATGCTATGGAGAATTCTTCATAGCCTTTTTCTACCAAGAGCGTCAATGCTCTCCATCTTCGTTCTCCGGCTATGATACGGTATTCGCCACGATCGCATGGATCGTGGACCACCGTCAAGTTCTCTAATAAGCCTACGGCAAGGATATCCTGTGCCAACTGCTCGATGTCCGGGATAGAATAAAAATTCTTGTCATTGCTGTACATCTGCTTAATTGCAATATCCTTTGTCCGGAATCTTGCTTTTGTTTTATTGTCTTCTGCTGCCGCCTTCGTCTTATTATTAAGCGCGTCCATCACATTCCATCCAGTAGCCATCTATCTATTCCTCCTTGCTCTTCTCCAGGCAGTTCCCTTGTTCTTCTTTCGGTTCTCTGATAATTTTCTGGTGGTGATCACTACCGGATCGCCTTTCTCCTTTATTGCTTCTATCAGCCCTTCTAGCTTGCTATTTAGCCGTTTCATGTTTTCTCTCCACTTCCCCATTATTTCGTAGTCATAAGGTGTGAGATTTTCATATGTTTTTCTTCTTCCTGTCGGTGGGAAAAAGCATGCCGGAGCTTCCAGTGCGACCTTCGGCATCCGTCTTATCCCTCCGCTTTTTTTCGCTTTACCAGGATTTTTTAAAAGTACTGCCGGGATTCTTCCTTCTGGTGGGTTACACCCGTGAATCTTCTTGTATAATTTCTTCACCTGTCTCTTATTCATCCTGTCCACCCTCCAGATCTCTCAAAAGTTCATACGTGACCGCTCTGTAGTCCTGGGACGCTATGCATCCCTTAGAGAACTTCGGGAGCGGTACATGTGCGATCGTGGATTTTTCCGCTACTACAGATCTTCGGATCACTGTCCGGAAACAATCGTGTCCGGAATTTTCTTTTAACCACTCTTCTACCTGCAGTGTTGTTTTATTCTTCTGTCTCATTGTGATCAGGACTTTCATCCGAATTCGATCGTTAAACTTCCTGATGCTTTCCAGCTGTTCATCCATGTTATCGGCAGCTTCAATCTCGAATCCTCCGAGTTTCACCGGTACGATCGCGAGATCTGCTGCCACCAGTGCATTCATCACTGTCATGTCCATGATCAGACCACAATCAATAATGCAATAGTCATATGCGGCCGCTACGTCTTCCAAATCTTCTGCTAGTCTTAAGATCTGATTGCCTTCTTCTGTCTTCATCAGGTACATATTAGTGGCCATCAGATAACCGTTGCACGGGATAATGTCTATCCGGTCATATGGTGTCGTCTGGATCAGTTCGGATGTGGTGTACGTACCGCCTTCCCGTTCATGATTCTCCAGCAGATCCGGAAGTCCTCTTCCTTCCGGATCATATGCCCCGTAGAGCATAGATATATTCCCCTGCTGATCAGCATCGATCACCAGTACTTTCTTTTCTTGTTCCTGTCCCAGAATATAGGCAATGGATGCGGCCGTCATAGTCTTGCCGATCCCGCCTTTCTGGTTCATTACTGCGATTATTTTCATGATACTTTTGCCTCCTGTTCTTCCGTTCTCTCCCATTCCACTAGGCTTTCTGTTGCCCTTCTATAGCACTCTATCCAGCTTTCATCGCTTTCTACTTTCAGGATCTGTTTCTTATGGATACCTATCCCTTCAAAGATCTGGATACTTCCTCCGTGGTTCAGTGTGAATCTTGTCTTTACCCGGAGTTCTCTTCCCTGTTTGATCATGTTGTATACTTCATAGAATTCTCTTATGCTCTGCCGTTCTCTGTCGTCCATCCTTCCACCTCTTTCGGTGCTCTGTGCTTTAGCTCTTTAATCTTTCCTTCGTTCCAGATACTGTCATTTGGTTCCAACATTTCCATCATGTTATCAAGCTGCAGATATTCTTCCAGGACTGTAATCGCGTCTCCTGCCGTGTAACAGGTAGCTACATAGTGTCCGTTCTTTGCCATGTCGTGCAGAAACTCTATCTGGCTGTCCTGGTGTCTGCCGGTCCCATATTTCATTTCGATGTATAGTCCGATGTATACCCCTTTGGCATACGGAAGATGCAGATCGGATACCCCGGACTTTACTCCCATGCTCTTAAGTTTTACCGCTTCCGCTTTGTTCCTGCTGCCACCGTTCGGGATATGATGCAGCCATTTCAGTTCCGGATAACGGTTCTCATTCCATGCCGCCCAGTTGCATACGTGGATCTGTTCTGTATCCTCGCTTCTCCTCATGTTTTTAAGCTTCATCTGTCTCTTCTCCTTCTTCTGGCAGGTCATGCGCTTCACCAATTTCTACGAACATCGTCGGCTCTTCGCAGTCCGTCAACATGGTTGCACTCTCTATCGCATAGCCTTTTCTTTTTTCGATATTTACTACCGCACCTTGAAATTCGCTATCCTCTGGAAACCTCTTAAAATATTCCACCATTTCTTTTGCTGTTACTCCCATATATCTATTTCCTCCCAGTTAAATTTCTGTCCGCATCTCGGGCAGTAATTGTATAAATATTTTTTATATTCTTTTCTCTTTATCTGGTAGGCATCTTTTCCACAATTCTTGCATTTGTAGTGAACCAGATCCTTAGTCAGTTCCAATATCTCCGGCTCTTCGCATTCACACACTACCTGTTTCTCTACTTCGTCCATGTCGTGTGCTTCTCCTACATCCAGTACCAATACCGGATAGGAAAACATATCAAGCCAGTTTCCGTCTTTTATCTGGTACTTCTTTCGGTTCTTCGTGTCCGCCACCATCACACCGAGTTTTGCTTCATCCGGATATTCACTTAAGTATTTCATCACCTGTCTTACGGTTATGCTCATTTATCAAATCCTCCTGTTTAATTTAATCATCGTGTATCTCCTGTATTTGTACCCTGTCTTTGGGTTAATACCTTCCCACATCCTTGCTATGTAGTAGCCTTTCTTCGGCTTTATCTCTTTCTTCCACCTGTAGAGCTTGTCCGGATGTGGTTTCGGAAGTGGCATATTCTGGGATCCGTGGAAATCCGACTCTTTAATCCTTGGTTTGGACTGTGTGCCGTCTTTCTTCGTTTCCGTGGTATGCTCGTCTTTTGTGAGATATTCTGCAAGTTTTAACATGTCTTCACCGTAGTAATCGCTGTCTTTTATCTTTGTCAGCCACGTGCCGCCTTTATCCCATGCGTTCTGTACGATACTGGCAGTGTCGCCAACCTCTTTAATCACAAAATGAATATGCCATGCTCCCTTTGTTCCTTTTTCGATGTTCCGCATATAGAAGTTTTCATAACCTCTTTTTCGGATCTCTCTCCTTACTTTCCGCATCGCTTCCGCAAAATGTTTTTTTGCCTCCTTCATCATTGCCGGTCTGTTCGCTACTTTGTATGTCCAGGTGACCAGTAAATCGTTCGGTTCGAAGTATTCCAGGAGACGCATCTGACACCGTTTCGTCTTATTCCATTTATTTACTCTTGCAATGTCTTCTTTAGTGGCTTTCTTCTTTTTCTTTCTTGGTAATCCCTTCGCCCCATACTTCCCGTCATGGTACTCCTGTACGATCAGGACATCTCCTTTTCTCAGCTTATATGTCACTCTTTTTATCATGCTGTCGGTCCTTATCTTAATATCTTTATCAAGTGCTTAACGGGGGTATTGCCCCCCCCTGATTTTCTTCGGATATTTAGCGAAAAGACGGCAATATGATGCATTGACTTTCCCGAAAGTTCGTTCTATAATTTTTATAGATGTATTGAACTTTTACCCCAATTGGTTGTGAGGGTCTCGGGAAAATCAATGCATTGTTTGCCTTCAGGAGCTTCACCCAGTTTCCTGAAGGCTTTTTCTTTTATGATGCTTTCGCCATCTTTTCTTTCATGCACCTGGCAATGAGATCTGAAAAATCACGAATGATACGCTGGATCTCATCCTGGCTTTTATCTTTATACGCTTCATCTGATATATGACACGTACATCCGTTTGTTACGATCGTCTCTACAATCATGCTATGTACCTCCTTTTTATCTATATATGCTCACTTGCTTGTATCTGTTGTTGCTTTCTTTACTTCCATACGATATCTAATGGTCCCGCTGCTCTGCAGTAAAACAGGAGCAAGAGCCATATTACTTCTGTAATCAGTAGCGTTGCTTCAATCTCAATAATCTTGATTGCTCTGATCGCCTTATTTTTCCGGATATGTCTTTTCATTTTGTTATCCCTCAATTCTTAAACCATCTACCGTTTTCTGTATTTCATCCATCTCTGTGCCGAGCGCATGTGCTGCAGCTCTTAATTCGTTCTTGGCATTCGTTACACTTTCATACGGGTATTCCCATTCATCCAGTGCCTTCAGCACCGTGAATATGGTCTGCTGCATCTGTGCCTTCTCCACCAGATCCATAAGCAGTTCAACTGGATCCGGCGGCTCTGTTTCTGACAGATGTACTTCCACCTCTTTCAAGGATCCTTCCTGTCTTTTAATCACGATCTGGAGCCCGTGCCGGTCATTGATCCTGTATCCATATACTTCCCGTTCCAGATATTTCATCATCTGGCGGTTGGTAAAGCATGCTGCAACCTCTTCCCCTGCAGATAAATCCATTATTGTGATTGGTGTGTGCAGCTCGATCAGCCCGGTATCCAGATGCATCTTGATGATCTCTCTTACTCTTTTATTCATGATGCGTCACCTCCCATCTTTAAAGCGCATTGTGTGCAGGCAGCTCCATTCAATCCGTTATAGAGAATAAGAGCTTCGTCTTCCGGTCTCTTCCAACACATATCACCACAGATCGGACAGTGGATCTTTCTCCATCCTTTCTTACCGTTTGGCATATTGTCTGCTAATGGCATACACAGCCACCCGCCTTTGTCGGTTGCTTTTCGGGGCTGTATGGTTGCGGTGATGTTGCTTTTTTGTCTTTTCATCATTCTTCCTCGCTTTTTTTCTTTGGCATTCTTCTGTTCCACTCTTCGACAGCTCTGTCTCTTTCATCTTTTGTTATTTTCTGCTCGCCGTTTTCAAGTGTGGCTCTTAATTCATGTACCCACGGAAGACTCGTTCCGCATTCCGAGCATTCGATTCCAAATGTAAAACTTACATCATGATGAGTGGATCCATTGGCTATTGTTATCATGTTTGCCTTTCCACCGCAAAACGGGCATGGCATTAATCTTTCGTTATAATTCATCTGGTTCACCTTCTTTCTCCTTTTCTTCGTTACATACACCCCTGACGGCTCTTGCGAATTCCTGGGTGTTGATCATTGCGCTTCCTGTATTCTGGAGCACGTATAATTTGTCCAGGATCTCTTTCAGTATGGTTGTCTGATACATGATTTCTTCTGCAAACGGAGACTCCGGATCAATACGTATTCTAAAATGCCGTTCTTTGGCTTCTTTTTTGATTTCTTTTCTTTGGAAGTATTCGTGATCCGTTATTTGTTCGTAAATTACCGATCTGCCTTCTGTTGGATTGGATGGTACGCAAATCGTACTGTCTTCCCCAACAAGTGCGGTAGGGAACAAATTGAAACTTTTTAACGTTTCCTCTCGAATCTTCCGATTCTCCGCTTTGGTGCTCCAACCCGTTTCATAACTATTTACTTCGCCTTTTACATGGATGGCTTTATCCGTTACCTTCAATGGTAATGGTATTTTTTTCTCCTGTTCTCTCATCGGTTCCCCGCAGATCGGGCAGTAATTTGCATTCTCCGGAAGTTCAGAGAAGCATTTGTAACACAGTCTTTTCATTTGTTACCTCCTGTTTATTCTTTCGCAAGCTTCGTTGACGAACTTTCTCGTCACTTTGCACGTTTCATCTACATAGCTGTCTACAATTTTGAAATAATAGGCAGCTAATATTTTTGTTGTCGCAATCGAGACTGCAACAGAAGTCGTGACGCAGGCTATCGCTATTGTTATTACCATTTTCTTTATTCCTCTTCTAATCTTCCAATATTGCTCGAACACACAGGTAAATAAGCATATATGTGGCAGAGTTTTCCCATTGTGTCATGTTCATTGTTTTTCTTTCGACCGCTGTAAGAATCAATGCTATTATGATTGCGGTCCAGTTCTTTTTAGTTGGTGCCATTTTTTTACCTCGCTTTACTTATGCACTTTCTTTCACCATCCCCGCTTCCTGCTGACGCATCAATAATGTATTGGCGTCTCTGGAAAGCAGAAGGATATCCGGCAGATCAATCTGTTTTAAGATATCTACCATGTTGTTAATTTCTTTTTCTTTTCTCTCTTCCATGTTTAACATTTGGTTCACCTCTTTTTCATTTGATTTATTTTCCCCATCATGGTAAAATTCGTCATAAACAAATTTTAGAAAGAAGGGGTTATTATGAGTAACAATCACAGAGATCTCACATCTCCAACGCTCGACTTTGGCATCCAGAAAAACTTTGTCACTCCTGCCATTACAGGTTTTGACTCTATATTTACTCCTCTGGATTTTTCAAAGTTATTACCGGAATTATTCGAAGGTAGTGGGCTGTCCGAGTCTGATGGCATCTTTAAAAAGATTTCAGAAATTGGCGGGCTGTTTGATGATCTTGGAGTAAATTCTTCGTTCAAAACATTTGAATCCTTTATTCCTGGGATTCAGCAAGTACTTATTGATTTTGAGGATTCTAACGATCTTCCTGATGGTGATTATGTTATCGTTGATGAAAATGCCGTCAAAGTTTTGGATCTGACTGGTAGCATTTTTATCCCGCTCGGCAATTACAGAGTTAAGATTCATACATGGTCTTTGATTCTTCTTCTGTTCAGTATGTGTGAATTTTCTTACACACAATATCAGAACTATCAGCAGGCCAAGCAGACAGCTGAGTATCAAGAAAGAATTTTGGAAATCCAAGAGGATACTAACAAAACTCTCCATGGTCTTGTTGATTCCATCGACGCTACAAATTCTTCTCAGCAGGAAGTCATTGACAGCTTGTCTGATGCTACAAAGCGTCTGCTTGATTCTTCTCAAGTGCCTTCTGCAGTTTTTCAAGATCCTGAATCGTCTGTTGATCATTCTGCAGTGACTCCTGATAATAATCGTGAATAACTGCATAATTTTTTGTGTCTATTAGGCTTGCCCCTATAAAGACTACGCTTGTTGCAACAAAGAACAAAAACAGGTCGCGGATTGTTTTTTTCATTTCTTCGATCTGTTTTTCTAATTGTTCAATCTTTTTATCCATCTTTTTTCACCTCACTTCGTGCTCCGTTCTTTTGCGAATATTCCTGGATCAACTTCTAGTGCTTCACAAATGCTTAGAAATTCATCTGCCCTTAGTTCTCTTTTTCTGTTCTTGTCTCTCACGCTTGCGTACAGCAATTTATATGAAACTCCTGATGTTCTGGACAACTCCGAAAGATTAATTCCATTCTTTTTTAAGAAGTTCATCATTTTGTTTGTCGTTCCTTCTATACGCATTTTTTCACCTCTTTCCGGATTATTTTTCTCTCGAAGGTATCCCAATGTTTTCAAGATCTTTTTCATAATCTTTCGTCCATCGTTTTTGTAAAAATCTGCCCATTTCAGAACTATCTCTGTATGCTACAGCTCTTGCTGTTCTCTCATATTTCTCTTTTACTTCCAGATAATCAGAAGATTCCTCTTTCATTTTTCTGTAATATTTATCAGCAACCGCTTCCATGTCTTCGATCAGCTCATTCAGTTCACTCAATTTATCCATCTTCCCTCACCTCACTTTTGTGTTTTTGTAAATTGCTTTGTTGCTATGAGTCCATTTTATGTCGCATTTCAGAATTTGTCAATATGTTTTTGCTATTTTGCGACATTTTGTGATTTTGCAACATTTTCTATTGATTTTTGGATAGTCGTATAGTATAATCGAGTCCAAGAAGTGAGGTGAGGAAAAATGAATGAGCGTCTAAAGAAATTGAGAAAAGAATTAGATATGACTCAGCAAGAATTTGCGGATAGCATAGGTATAAAAAGAAGTACTATGGCTACTTATGAATCTGGAAGAAATGAACCTATAGATGCTGTCATTTCTTTAATATGTAAACAGCACAATGTAAACGAAGACTGGCTCCGATCTGGGGAAGGTGAGATGTTCGAACAGCTTACCGAACAGGAGAAGATCATGAAATACACCGCCATGCTTCTGCGTGATACTGATTCCGCAGTTGCAAGTGCAATACAGTCATTTATCGTTACTTATGAGCAGCTGGATGATACCAGCAAAGCTACTTTGGAGAAAATCGCATTGCAGTATATAGATAACCTAAAAAAGAGCCAGTAAAAACCGGCTCCCTGCATCTACTTTTTAAGGTAATTCCTAATAAATATCAATATTTCACGTACCCTATCAGGCGGCTCCTTTTTAAGTAATTCAATTATAAAATTGATATCCTGCTGCTTTTTGTCGTGATTCATATGTACGCACCTCCGCTCTTGTGTATCAGAACAGTTGTTCGAAATTCCTTTGTATTTATCATACTTCTTGTACTATGGAAAATCAATATATTTTCGAACATTCGTTCTTTATATATGTGAGGTTCTTCATCCTCTATATATAAAAACACATACGTTTCCTAAAACTGGTGCGTTTTTGAAATTTGTCCGAGTACCCGGACACTTATTTGTAATCCGACTCAAAAAGGTCGGTGATCCTGACGTTTAGCCCCTTCGCCAACTGCTCCAGGATGTCTAGTCTAGGACTGATCCTCTCCGATGCGATATCTGCTATCGTTGATTTCGGAACACCCGTAAGGATGGCGGTCTGACGGATGGTCAGATGTTTGTCATACATTATTTTATCGAGTAATATCTTCATGATATTAGTATGGGTCAATTGGTTGGCTATTATGTTGGTAATTTTAGGTATTGTAATAAGTTAAAGATATTATTAAGGAGGTGGATATATGACAGAAGATAAACTCTTTTTAACTTACAATCAACAGATGAAAAAATTGAGGAACGATAAGCATATTTATTGCAAAGGATCCTCTCATAAAAAGATTTTAGTGCGGGCAGGCTATTTCAATATTGTAAATGGATATAAAACTCCTTTTGTCAGTGGACAAGATTCTAATGGAAATCATATTTATATATCCGGCACATCAATCAGTCAATTACATGCAGTGAAGCAATTTGACAACCAATTAAGATCTTTTCTTTTAAGATATATTACTCAGGTAGAGGAAGAAGCCCGAACATTAACTGGCTACAAATTTGATGAATGTAATGAAAATGGAAAGATTCCATGGTACGACACGAATGCATATTCACCAAACAAATCTCTGCAAGAAAAAATGTCCGTTATATCTAAAGCATACAACGAACTTAGTAAAAGCCAGCTTGATTATGTTAAATTTTATATGGATAATCATAAGCAAATTCCGACTTGGATAATGATAAAAGTTGTTAATTTTTCTACTTTTATAGACATTATACAATGTAGTCCTACTGATGTTTCGCATTCATTATGCCATTTATATGGACTGGAAGATGAACAAGGCCGAGCAAATGTTAAGCTCTTAATCGGAAGTCTTCATTGGATGAGAAAAATTCGAAACGCTTGTGCTCACAATGAACGGGTGTATTGTTTGAGTCGAAAAAGTAGTTCTAAAAATAGAACCGGAAGAATTCTAGAAAAATACTTTTCCTTACTCAGTTCCGGCTATTCAAGAAACTTAGACCAAAAAATATTTGATTTAATTGTATATTTTAAATATTATCTGCCCAAAAGCGAATATAAACAATTTGTATCTGAATTAAAAAACATGTTATCAAATCTGGAGTCGCAAATACACCCTCATGCTTTTGAATACATCAGAGCACAAATAGGTATACGAGATCTTTCGGATTTAGATAAACTTATCGCAATTCCAAAAGATGATATTGAATATAATAAATTTGACAAATGATTTATTTAAGACTAATTACACTCTTTGGCACCTATTTAACACAAAATAGTACAATAAATACCTATTAAAACCTTTAAAATAATCTATTTTAATCGTTGTAATATTTTTTGAATTATAGTAATATACTTGTACGGAGAGAACCGTATTGATTACGGTTGAAAGGCACTCATGCAAGTATATTGTATGGGTGTCTTTTACTATGTAAAAATAATAGAAGCCCCGGTGTTACCAGCACCAGAGCCTCTACCTTTGAATACTATACAGGTCTCAAGAACCTGGTACAATACCAAAACACAAATATATTGTACCACATTTTCTTAGCACCTGCATAGGTGTTATTTTTATACTCTTTTTTACATATTTTGTAAGCGCTTAAATTTTAGACATGGATACAAAAATCCCCGGCCACATTTCTGCAACCGGAGCACCTTGATAATTCACATATGATTGATTATTGATTTGAGTCGTTTGCACGACGTTCGATTTCAGCTTTGACTTCTTCGTTCCATGGGGCAAGCCTATCTAACTCTTCATCGCTCATCCTATCATTCGGGAGTTTTTCCAGAAGATAGGTTAGATAGTGATAGACGTTTACTCCATTTGCTTTCGCCATTTCTACCATTGTGTAGACGATAGCACTGGCCTGGGCGCCGTTTGGAGTATCACAGAACAGCCAGTTTTTCCGGCCTACTGTAAACGGACGAATAGCGTTTTCACTGAGATTATTAGAAAAACTGCAGTGACCATCTTCCAAATAGGTCATAAGATAGGATCGGCGATTCTGAATATAGGTAACTGCCTTATCCATCCTTGATCCACGGACTGGATTTTGTTTATCAAGCCACGACAAAAAGCCTTCTACTATCGGCTTTTCTTTCTCAAGACGAGCTTTCTTGATAGCATCGAAGGATGAGTACTTCGCTTTAATGACATCTTCCAAATGGAAAAGCTGGTTGATATACATCATGCCTTGAACAGATGGCTGTGTATAATCCAGTTGCTTTCCTTTCGGAATCGCATCTGTCAGATATCTGCGGATGTGTGCCCAGCATGCTGTCCGTTTGGCATCAGGAACTTTGTTGTAACCACTGTAACCATCACACATCAGATATCCCTTGAATCCCTCAAGGAATTCTACTGCGTTATTCCCGGCACGGGTTTCTGAATATTTATAAAGGATGATTGGGAATCCGCCATCTTCCCCGCTGCGGAATAACCACATGTAAGATTTGGTCTGTGCACGCCTACCGGATTCGTGTAATACCTGGAGTGGTGTTTCATCTGCCATTGCGAATTCCCTTTTTAAGAGTTGCCGGTGGAAGTAATCATACATCGGGGTGAAATAATCCAATGTATTACGGATTACCCAGTTTGCCATCGTTGCTCTTGTGATAGCAACACCGTACTGTTCCCAGTCTTTTTCCTGCCGGGTATAAGGAAGACTGTTACAAAACTTCTGATACATGACCCAGGCGATAGTATCTGCCGCAGCCATACCGTGAAGCATATGTGCATGGCCGTCTTTTCCCTTTTTGATAACAGTAACGTCATCGTTATTACATTCCGGGCAAATATAATTTAAGCTGTATATTTCGATCACTTTTAACTTTGCCGGTACGAAGGAAAGTTCGCGGCGTACGAATTCTTCACCGATTTTTACCAGAGGAGCGTTGCAAACAGGGCAGACTTTTTCTGCATCCGGAAGATCCAGATATTTTTTGACTACTGGAATCCCTTTGAACCGTTCTGCGTTAGTTGCACGGGATTTCCGCTTTTTTGTCTCTTTCTCAGGCAAAAGACTTTCCAACGCTTCTGGTTCTGCAATAGTTGGATTCTGTTCCAGTTCGGCTTCATTAAATAAATTCAATTGTCCCGGAACGTCCATGGAACGTTTTTCGCTGGAAGAACCGAAAAGCTTTTTGCGAAGCAGATCCACTTCTTCCTTTAAATTATCCCGTTCCTGAGTAAGAGCCTCTTCCCGTTTGTTAGCGGCATCTACAGTTGCCTGAAGTGTTTTTATCATTTTTTTCAGATCGTTGATCATGTCTTTCAACTCACGGAGTTGAAGGCCTTTAGAACTGTCTGCCACTGCGTTTCCCTCCCGGTTTTTGATACTTTTATTATACCAGAAATCATGGAAAACTCCTAGGAAAACGGGTCAATAAGAGGCTTGAAAAACGCTGAATTTTCAAGGAAATCCAGTGCTTTTATGTGTATTTTTTTGCCGTACAGTTTAAGTGGTTTTAATAGCTTTTGGCTGCTCGATCTCGATGCCTGACATCAGCCAGTCGAACTCTCTCCAAGTGAGATTCCGGACTTCTGATTTATCCCGGGGCCACCGGTAAGAGCCTTGGGCGGTGAGTCTTTTGTAGATCATAACAATTCCGTCAGGCTCTTTTAAGATAGCTTTAATCCTGTCGCATTTGCGTCCACAGAATAGATAGAGCGAATGGTCGATTTCCATAGAGAACTGCTCCTGAATAATTGCGCATAATCCATCGATAGATTTACGCATATCTGTTCTGCCACAAACGATATAGATTGCATCGACATTGGAAATGTCCGCTAACATAATGGCTCCTTTAATGCATCCATTAAAATTTTTAGAAGCATAGGCTGAACAGTATTGCTCATACGGATTGTTAATCCTTTTGCTTCAATCTCAATCGTATGTGAATTGTCAAGGTACATAGAACTGCTTCTTTCATCTTGAAACAGTTCTGCCGGAGAAAGTTCCGGTTCTATAGCAATCTGAACGACATCCTGTTTGTGGGATGTAAGATCAAGAGTGCTGGCTTTGCCAATCGGATCTGGTATCTGACAGGCTCTTTTGCGCAGACGGGAAACGGCATTATAGAAGCAACTTGGAGAAATACCTTGTGCTTCACACCATGCAGCGTCTGTTAATCCACTTTGCCTGCATTCAGTTACCAGCTCCATCCAATCATCCAAAGAACGCCTTGGTGCACGTTTATCACTCATAATGAAACCTCCAAATGTAGTAAATTTCTACTTTCTATCAAAGAAGTGGAGTAAAAATCTATCTTCTATTATTATGAGTTAGAAAAGGGCGAATATCTAGTTACCCAAAAACTAAGCGCTTACAATGTAAATACTGCAAAGGCAGGATCCTAAAGAGTATAATAAGATAAAAAAGAACCCGACACGGCTGTCATATCATGATAGCGTGCGGGTTCCTTTGGTTTCACATGCATTATTCTGATGCCGAATGGGATATCAGAAATT